ATGATGATTGGGATGATGATGATAGCTGGGGTGAAGGGCCTCAATTGACATCTGATAGATTGAATAAAATAGAAACAGCACTTGAAGATGAATTGGATTTAAGAGGTAATGGATTTGAAACTACACGTGAAAGTGGTGGTGGTATGGGTGGATGGGAAGGACCTATGCAAATAATGGATAAAAATGCTGACTTCGATGATGAAGATAATTATATTACTTTATCTGTGGGAAGTTCAAACAATGATGGCAAAATGTCAATTGTATTTGCAAATTACAATGGTGAACCATATTTTGAACCTGATTACGATGCATTAACTGGTGATAATGATTTAGAACCACAGCAAGCATATAAAGTTACAAAAGCTTTAATGAAAATGCCTGAAGTTCAAAAACTATTAAAAGGTGAAATGAGTAAAGAAGAATTCCAACCGATATATGATAAGCTAAAAGCTAAATTTTCAAAAGGAAAAACGGAATCAACGAAACTAACATCAATGATTAAAAGATAAACAAAAGGGAGAAACTAAAAATTCTCCCTTTTTTATTTGGTAGTCTCCCATTTTTTTCGTATCTTTGATTATCTCAAACTTATATAAATGCTTAATTAAGTTGCAAAAAATACTTCAAAAAAGATTTGGAAAGTCCAATAATTTGTCGTATATTTGTATCTCCATTATATTTATATATGTAACGGAAGTGTAGGAAAGACACTTAAATAAAACCATAAATCGTAAACTCTTAAAATTTAAAAGACATGGCTATTAACTTAGACGCAATTAAGAGCAGACTTAACAAACTGCAAAACACCCAAAGAACAACTGTAGAACTTTGGAAACCAGCACCGGGCAAACACACAATTCGTTTAGTCCCTTACAAATTCAACAAAGAGAATCCTTTCATTGAATTGTTTTTTCACTACAACATTAACAACAAATCTTACTTATCTCCATCGAGCTTTGGCAGACCGGACCCTATCGTTGAGTTCGCTGACAAGTTAAAGAGAATGGGTGATAAGGAAGATTGGAAAGCAGCCAAAAAAATGGAGCCGAAACTTAGAACCTTTGTACCAGTATTGGTAAGAGGTGAAGAAGGTGATGGTGTTCGTTTTTGGGGCTTTGGAAAAACTGTATATCAAGAAATTCTTGGTTATATGGCAGATCCTGATTATGGTGACATTACTGACCCAAATGAAGGTAGAGATATTACCGTTGAAGTAGTATCAGCTGAAGACAGTGGTACATCTTACCCTGTAACAACAATCCGTGTTAAACCAAAGGAAACCCCATTGGCAACTTCTAAAGAAGATACGGACAAGTACTTAAACTCTCAAAAAGAGATTACCGAACTTTATTCTGAATTAACTTATGCAGAATTGAAAAATGTATTAGAAGGTTGGTTGAACCCATCAGCAGCATCTGATGAGGAAAAATCAGTATCAGCTCAAACTCTTTCATCAACGGCTACTGATGAAGATGATGCACCATTTGATACAGCTTCGGCACCAAAAGCAGAACCTGCAGCAGCACCTAAAAAAGTAGATGATGTGGCAGCAGCTTTTGATGACCTTTTCAATTAAAAAATAAATAAGTTAATATGGCGAAAGCAACAAAGGAGATAGACCTAGCAGAAGTGCTAGCGGACTCCCTAAACAAACAAGCAAAAGACCAAAAGGTAGCATTCTTTTTGGACAACAATGACTCCCCTACAAACGTAGAAGGTTGGGTATCAACCGGAGCATCAATGTTGGATGTGGCAATCTCTAATAGACCTTATGGAGGTTTGCCTGTTGGTAGAATTACCGAAATTACGGGATTAGAACAAAGTGGTAAATCATTAGTATCAGCTCACTTACTTGCGGAAACGCAGAAGTTAGGTGGATTGGCAGTATTGATTGATACGGAGAACGCCGTAAGTAGAGAATTCTTAGAAGCCATTGGAGTAGATACAGCCAAATTATTGTATGTAGCAGCTGAAACTGTTGAACAATGTTTCGAATATACTGAAACTATTATTGAGAAGGTAAGAACTTCCTCTAAAGATAAGTATGTAACAATAGTTGTGGATTCAGTAGCAGCAGCATCAACTGAAAAGGAGATGGAAGCTGATTATGGTAAAGATGGTTACGCTACGGATAAAGCAATTATCATTTCCAAAGCAATGCGTAAAATCACAAATCTTATTGGTAGACAGAAAATCACTTTGGTTTTCACAAATCAATTAAGACAGAAGATGAACGCAATGCCATTCTCTGACCCTTGGACAACTTCGGGTGGTAAAGCAATCGCTTTCCACGCATCGGTTCGTTTGAGATTAAAGAGTATGGGAACGATTAAGGCGAAAGAAAATGGTAACGATAGAATCGTAGGTATTAAAGTTCGTTGTCAAGTAGTAAAGAATAGGATGGGACCACCGTTACGTTCCGCCGATTTCGATATCTTCTTTGACAGAGGGATTGATAACTATGGTGCTTGGTTAGGAATGATGAAAGAAAATGGAATCGTAAAACAAAGTGGTGCTTGGTATGAATATACTGATATTGATACTGGTGAAATCATTAAGTTCCAATCGAAAGATTTTCCAACAACATTAGAATCTAATCAGGAAGTAAAAGAGCAAATCTACAAAAGAATTTGCGAAGGTACAATTTTACAATACAAAAAAGATTCACTAGACTCTGATAACTTAGTAGTAGATTCAGAAGTAATTGGGGATTAATAAAGGTTACAAAAAAATATGAAAGACTTATACAAAAAATTACTCAATGAAGTTGAGACAGAACATGAATCAAACGCCCAAAGGGTAAGGAATGGTAGACTTCTTATCATAGATGGACTCAATACCTTCATCCGTAGTTGGACTACCAACCCCATTATGAATGAGGATGGTGAACATACGGGTGGAGTTATTGGTTCATTAAATTCAATCGGATATCAAATCCGCCAATTTAATCCTACTAGAGTTATTCTTACCTTTGATGGTAAGGGTGGCTCTAATGGTAGGAAAGAATTATTTGAAGGCTACAAAGCTGATAGAGGTAAGAATCGTTTTAGGGTTAATAGACAATACCCAGAAATGATGTCTCAAGAAGATGAGCAACTTTCAATGAAAAGACAATTTGTATGGTTGGTAGACCTATTAGATAGTTTGCCAATTACTACAATGATATATGATGGAATCGAAGCAGATGATGTAATAGGACATATTGCTAAGCACGTATTAGGAGAAGATGAAGAATGTTATATCGTTTCTACTGATAAAGATTTCTTACAATTAGTGGATGAAAAAACAAAAGTATTTTCACCAACTAAAAAGAAACTTTATGATAGAGAATTGGTAAAAGCAGAGTATGGATTATATCCACAAAATTTACTTCTATTCAGAACGTTAGATGGTGATAATTCAGATAATATTCCCGGCGTTAAAGGTTGTGGATTAAAGACTGTACTAAAAAGATTTCCTGAACTTATGGAAGATAGAGAGATAACTTTTGATGAGTTATTCCAAATATGTGAAGATAAGAAAAAGGAAGCCAAAATCTATGAAGATATACTTGCAGCTAAAGATATTGTTTTGAGAAATAAACAAATTATGCAATTGCAAGAACCACATATCAACACTCATACAAAGTTGAAAATCAATGATAGATTCGCTGAACCAAACAAAAAGTTTGAGAAGATGGATTTCATCAGAGCAGCTATGAAGTATAAAATTCTACAAAATTGGAAGGACATTAACGATTGGTTAAAATCAACATATACAAATATAATAGTAAAATAATTTGGTGATACCACTAAATTATCGTATATTTGTAGAACTTTAAAACATAAAATGCAGAGCGAAGATACATTATCAAAATACGGACAATCATTTCAAACCAAAGTAGTGGCAGCACTTTTAAGTGATGACAGAATGTTGGATACATTGGGAGATGTTATACATAAGAAATTCTTTGAATCTGAAGCTAATAAGTGGATTGTCGATGAGGTAGTGGTACATTATAGTGAATATCATAGATTACCTACATTGGATGTATTTAAGGTACAGGTTTCTAAAGTTGATAATCCTGCGTTACAAAAAACAATTGTAGCACAATTAAAAGAAGTTTATCAAAGTATTGGAGGTTTGGACCTACAATATATTAAAGATGAATTTACTTCATTTTGTATTAATCAAAACTTAAAGAATGTAATTGTACAATCAATCGATTTACTAAAATCAGGCAACTATGATAAAATCAAAGACCTGGTTGATAAAGCAATGAAGGTTGGTGTTAATGCAGATTTAGGTATGGATTACTTAATTGATTTTGAAGAACGTTATGATGAAACGGCTAGAGATACCGTAAGTACTGATTGGGAATGTATAAACGAACTGATGAATGGTGGTTTAGGACCTGGCGAATTAGGAGTTGTAGTAGCACCTTCTGGTGTTGGTAAGACTTGGGTGTTGGCAGCATTAGGAGCAGCAGCCGTAAAAGCCGGAAAGACCGTAGCTCACTATACATTAGAACTTTCACAAGCCTATGTTGGTTTAAGATACGATACCGTATTCACACACATCGCTTCCGCTGATTTGGCTGAAAGAAGAACCGAAGTATTGGATAAAGTAAAGAGATTGAAAGGTAAACTTAAAATCAAATACTATCCACCAAAAGGAGCATCATCTAAAACAATTCAGGCCCACTTAGAGAAGATGATAGCAGCCGGTAATAAGCCCGATTTAGTTATTGTGGATTACGCTGATTTGTTATTATCACATTCAAACAAAACCGATAGTACATACGCTGAGCAAGGTGGGGTGTATATCGATTTAAGAGGATTGGGTGGTGAGTTGGGAATACCAATTTGGACAGCATCTCAAACAAATCGTTCAGCAATTGATAGTGAAGTTATTGAGGCTGATAAGATAGCAGATTCATACGCTAAAGTAATGAACGCTGACTTTATTATGAGTTTAAGTAGAAAGGCTAAAGATAAGTTGAACAATACAGCTAGAGTACACGTTATGAAGAATCGTTTCGGACAGGATGGAATCACCTTCCCAGCCAAAATGGATACAACACATGGTACAATGGAAGTATATCCAGCATCATCAGCTGATGGTATAATGGCATCTAAAGAAAGTGCTAGTGGTGCCGAAATGGAAAAACAAATGTTACACAAAAAATACTTAGATACGATGCCTGGTACAAAGCCGGCACTAGTATCTGGGTTAGGTTAATAATAAACAATTAAAAAACAAAAACTATGAACAGTCAAGAACTATTCGAACAAATGAAGACTCTTTTCACACAATTTGAAACAGAGCACAACGGAACTAAGAAAGTAAACAAATCAAGAGCTAGAAAAGCTATTGGTGATTTGAAGAAATTGATTACTGCATATAGACAAGCATCTACTGCAGAGGGCAAAGCATAATATGATAGGGGAGTTACGGCTCCCCTTTATATATGTTATAATAGACACTTAAAAGGATAGACAAAAAATATTACAAATAGTTGTGATTTCCGAAAGGTTTATGAGTATATATTGTATTTATATTCACCCCCAAAGAAACTTACAAAACTTAAATTATAGATGAGCAAATTATTTACTGAAAGAATTCCTTACAAACCATTTGAATACCCTGATTATTATAATGAGGGTTGGTTGAAACAAATGCAGGCATTTTGGTTACATACCGAAATACCAATGCAAGGGGATGTGAAGGATTGGAACGAAAACTTAACAAAAGAGGAAAAACACTTAGTAGGAAACATCCTATTAGGATTTGCTCAAACTGAATGCGCAGTATCGGATTATTGGACAGGTATGGTTACCAAATGGTTTCCAAAGCATGAGATTAGACAAATGGCAATGGCATTTGGTTCTCAAGAAACAATACATTCAGTTGCATATTCGTATCTTAACGAAACATTAGGATTAGATGACTTCGCAGGTTTTTTACATGATGAAGTTATGAAAGAAAGATTTGAACTACTAACTAATACTACGGCTGATTGGACTCCAAAAGATTTGGATACTAACCATACAGCTAGAGTTGAGGTTGCTCGTTCACTTGCTATCTTTTCGGCATTTGCGGAAGGTGTAGCATTATATTCATCATTCGCTGTATTATATTCTTTCCAAATGAGAAACTTATTGAAAGGAATTGGGCAACAAATGAAGTGGAGTGTAAGAGATGAATCCCTACATTCTAAAATGGGAGTACAATTATTCAGACATATGTGTGATGAATTTCCTGAATTGTTAGAAGAAGCAAAAGCTGATATCTACAAAGCAGCTCTAATCATTAGAGATTTGGAACATGCATTTATTGATAAGATTTTTGAAATGGGTGATTTGGAGAATCTGAAAAAAGATGACCTAAAAGAATTTATTACAAAAAGAGTTAATGAAAAATTGGGAGAGTTAGGATATAACCCAATTAAGGGTGGTGATGACTACTTTGAATTTGATGAAGTAAAGGCATCTGAATTAGATTGGTTTTATCATTTAACTGGAGGTGTGACTCATACCGATTTCTTTGCTATGAGACCAACGGATTATAGTAAAGCAGGTGAAGGTGAAAATTGGGATGATTTATTTTAAATTAAAGTTATGAAAAATTACGGAGAAGAAAATGGTTGGGAAGTAGATGTTGATTTTCCTTCTTGGGGAAACAACGAAATATATGTAAAGACGATATCTAAAACATATTTACAGGCTGGAGAAAAACCAAAAGATGCATATTGGAGAGTTGCTACGGCAGTTGCTAAGAGATTGGATAAACCACAATTAGCAACAAAATTCTTTGATTATATGTGGAAAGGTTGGTTATGTTTAGCAACCCCTGTATTATCAAACACTGGTACTGATAGAGGTTTACCAATCTCTTGTTTTGGTATTGATGTGGGTGATAGTATCTATGAGATTGGTTCTAAGAATTTAGAATTGATGTTGTTAGCAAAGCATGGTGGTGGTGTTGGTATTGGTATTAATATGATTAGACCGGCTGGTAGTAAAATTACTGGCAATGGTACATCAGATGGTATTGTTCCATTTGCTAAAATTTATGATTCAACTATCCTTGCTACAAATCAGGGTAGTGTTCGTAGAGGAGCAGCATCAGTAAACATTAAAATTGAACACAAAGACTTTGAAGATTTCTTAGAGATTAGAGAACCTAAAGGTGATGTGAATAGACAATCACTTAACTTACATCAATGTGTTGTAGTTAGTGATAGATTTATGAAGAAGTTGGAAGAAGGTGAGCCTGAAGCTCGTAGAAAATGGGGTAAGTTACTTCAGAAAAGAAAAGCAACTGGTGAGCCATACATTATGTACAAAGGAAATGTGAACAAAGCAAATCCTGAAATGTATAAAAAGAATGGTTTAAAAGTTCATATGACTAACATTTGTTCTGAAATCGTTTTACATACTGATGAGCAACATTCATTTGTTTGTTGTTTAAGTTCGTTAAACTTAGCAAAGTATGATGAATGGAAAGATACTGATTTAGTTTATACATCTACTATCTTCTTAGATGGGGTGTTGGAAGAATTCCTACAAAGAGCTAAGAATATGAAAGGATTTGAAAATTCAGTTCGTTCAGCAGAAAGAGGTAGAGCATTAGGCTTAGGTGTATTGGGATGGCACACTTACTTACAACAAAAAGGATTACCATTCGAAGGTTTACAAGCACAATTTGAAACTCGTAAAATTTTCTCTCAATTAAAGATTGAATCTGAAAGAGCAAGTAGAGATTTGGCAAACGAATATGGTGAACCACTATGGTGTAAAGAAAGTGGATTTAGAAATACACACTTAAGAGCAGTAGCACCTACGGTATCAAACTCTAAGTTGAGTGGTAACGTAAGTAGTGGTATTGAACCTTGGGCAGCTAATGTATTTACGGAACAAACATCAAAGGGAACATTCATTAGAAAGAACCCTGAATTAGAAAGAGTGCTTCGTAAGGTAGGTAAAAATACTAAAGAAGTATGGGATAAGATTCTAGCAGATGGTGGTTCGGTGCAAGATTTGGACTTTTTAGATGAGTGGTGTTTCTTAGATGGTAAATTAGTTGAGTGTAATGAAGTGACAGAAGATGAGCAAAAACACAAATGTAGTTCAGTAAAAGATGTATTTAAAACATTCAAAGAAATCAATCAATTGGATTTAATAAGACAGGCTGGTATTAGACAACAATATATAGACCAAGCAGTTTCTCTAAACTTAGCATTTCCTGCAACCGCAGAACCAAAGTGGATTAACCAAATTCATATGGAAGCTTGGAAGCAAGGTGTTAAGACACTTTACTATATGAGAACCGAATCAGTATTGAGAGGTGACATAGCAGCAAAGGCAATGGATGAAACTTGTGTAAGTTGTGAAGGATAGAAAAATAAAAATAAAAAGAATATGTTAGAAGTAAAAAGATTTTCAGCAGTATGGTGTGGTCCGTGTAGAGCATTGGCACCTGTAATGGAAGGGATTAAAGCAGGATATTCAGACGTAGTGTTTGAAACAATTGATGTGGATACAGACCACGAACAGGCATCTAAATACGGAATACGTTCAGTACCAACTGTAGTATTTGTAAAAGATGGAATTGAGGTTGATAGATTGATAGGTGTAAACGCAAAACTTGCATACGAAAACAAAATCAACGAACACAAAGGATAAATTAATTAATAAAGGTTACATGGCTATTTTAAGAGGGCAAACTCATCCTGCCGCGAAACTGACAGATGAGCAAGTTCTAAATATCAGAAGATTATGGAGTATGGGCCACCGAAATTTAAAGGT